GTGTTGTAATCGCTGTAACTACTGTCATCTTGGGTATTCATATCATAAATTCGTAGTGCAGCAGTGAGCGCAAGATCGACCAAAACACTATGTTTTGGCGCGATCAGCCCCACTCCTGCGGGTTTTTTGATATTCCCGTTAAGGAACCCATGGGTTAGCCGTCCTGCTTCTGTAACCAGTGCAGCTAACCCTTGCTTCGGCTTGACCATCCGCCGAATTGCCATTGCTCGAGGAACACGAACACCGCCATCTCTGACGTCATCGAGTGCCCCCGGAGCAGCAGCAGCTGAGCCCAACGCCGCAGACTCAGCAACATTTGCGAGCGTCCACGGACTCTCCCACCTCCTAACAGGATGTGAGCGCTGCTTAAGTCCGGACCTTTGAACCTCACGTATAGCAGAAAGCCCGGCATGATGAGCTCGCACCTCAGCGCCACTCACAGGAACCTCGCGAGTGCTCCTAGCACCACCGCTCTCAATCCACTTCCTGTACTGTTCTGATGCCTCACCGCCATCAGCGTTCTCCTGCAGCAACCTCAGCCCGTGGGGCCTGTTGCTCTGGTAAACGCTACCAGCCATCTCAGATTCTGCTCGAGCAGCCGGGAAGTGAAGACCTCTCTGATCAAAGCGGTATGCCGCCTCACCAGCAGCAACGCCCGCATTGCGTATGTTCCACTGAGCGCGTGCATGCTTCTCAACGGCCGCCTTGAAATCTGTCCGAGGCTTAGGGACCGGCTTATTGAGCCTGGGAGCAACCTCACCGAAATGAGACACTCCAAGCCCCCCATCCAAGGCGCTTCCAAAAATAATGAGCCGTGGGATAGGGACGCTGCTAACTTTCCCAGCGTCATCGCGAACGCGTAGATGACCCCAATATTTGATAGCCTCCTCAAGCACCACACGCCCCACGCGCAGATTCATGCCTCGTCTGATCCACATGTGGCTCTGATCAGATAAGGCACGGCACATCTCCGCACCCGGACGGACGCCCCCCGTCTGCAGGTCACCACTCAGCCCGTTTGCGATGCCGCGCAGCAAGGAGCCGCTTACTGTGCCGTCCGCCCTATGCATTATGCGCGTCAACTCAGCTTGCTCATCGTCAACCATTTGCTTTGACGCTTGCGATTGTAGGTTGTCGAGATCGTAAGCTTCCAGCCGCCTGAGAGCTTCGTACTCACCCCATGCTGCTAGAAGGCTATCATCACCGATGAGGTAGCGATGCTTGAGGACATCGAAACCATACTCCGCCTCTACTCCACTCTGAACGGCCTTGGTGTACCCTCGGTTAAACCTGGTGTTGAACCACTGAGTAGACCTCCAACCTGACCAAAGGCCACGAGCAAGGTGATGCCACTCGCCCCCGCTAGCCATATCACGCGCATGCAACCGCCCCATCGCATCAGCAGCAGTGACAGCACAGATAGCTGAGACAAGTGGTAAGGGCATATCAGCAGCGATGTACTTAGGCAACTCACCCTCATAGCCGCTACACCTCATAATCTGCTCAGCCAACCCGCGATAATCATCGGCCATGCTGCTTAAATCCTGTAGAATATTAAAATCATCAAAATCCTCTGCAGCAACATTCATCCGCTTTCCGACCCAACTCAGACGATCCATCAAGTGCACAAGATCAGTACCTCGGGTGTTCTCGAGCTCGATCTCATCCCGCTGCCTGAAGACCTGGCTCTCAGCGTCCAAGAGCGCAAGGGTCTCAACAAGCCAGTGGGCCTCAGGACCGGGCAAGAGCATGCGCAGCTTACCGCTCTCAGTTTTCCGGACACCCGTCGTTTTGACGTCGCCCTCAGCGATTTCCATGAAGACCTGCACAACCTCATCGGGGCTGAGGCTGGCCAACCAAGCCAGTTTGTTCGGATTGTCGACCTCATGCTCGGTGCCCCGCCACTCAACGCGCAGGGCACCACGCAACCGCTTGCAGCTACCGCCCGCCGCATACTGACCATACCTTGCGAGGACATCATGCAGCGTGCTACGGCCGCGCTTTGCGATAGCACTCCCAGCCAGCTCCAAATCCTCATTGAGCGCAGTTCTCAGCACAGAAAGGAACATGTTAGGATCATCACCAGAGCTCGTAGCCACAATTTTCGGTGGGTTGAGCTCCTTCCGACTCTCAATCTCAGAGAACACATCCAGCTCCTTAAAATCATACCGTCCAGTAAGGAGATTGGCATACATAAGCCTATCAGCTCTCAGCCCATCGGGGATGCAGAGCACGGGCGACCAGCTGCGCCCGCTCGTGCGCCATATAGCATGAGCAGGCTTCATGACCGTCTGCCAGCCACTGATCCCTCTAGAACAGAGCCCTAAACAAAGCGCAGAGGTAACCATGCGTCTGCCCTCCTCACAGCTGACGTAGGCCATACCAAGCCTGGAGAACATCTGGCTGCCCAAGCCCATGCAGGCCCTAAGTAATTTGGGAAGAATCTTGGCCTTAAGCTTGCGCAGTATGCGACACACCAGAACCACATCATAAGTCTCACGCTTCGCAAGCTCAATAGAGCTACATGGAAATGCCCACTTGAGCACCTTCACATTGACACCATACGGGTGCATACCTGCCCTAACCACCTTAGTGACAAGTGCGGTGCTGGCGTTAGCGCACAGCGGCTGACTGATCCAACTGCACTCCTCAGAACTGAGGAACTGCCTCGAGAGATCTGGATGCGGTGCGGGCCCTCTCTTCTTCACATCACTATCGTACTGCATCCACCCAGGAGCCACAAAAACTTTTCTCTTGGCCTGGAACTCGCGCAACGCGACGCGCATATCTTCCCACACCCAGCGCTCTTTAGCATCGACCCCAGCGCGCCAAACCCAGCCGGGGACACGCCCATGAAAACAACGCTCATACACATTCCTCACAACAACATTCGGCAGCTGCCCTCGCTGCCCACACTGGCGCAAAGCCACGGTGCTGCGCTCTGTTAATGTCATTCCCGCAGGGGGAGAGAATGCCCAGCCGAGGCCCCAGCCTGCCGCAGCAGGCCTAGTGAGGGCCTTGCCACCATTGTTAGCCAAACCCAGAAGCCCAGGGCTCTCACACTCAACTCTGCCCCTGTAATCAATCCGAACAATCTTGAGATCACCAGGCATACTCAAATACCCATCAACCTTTTCCAAGGCAAGCCGCTCCTGCACCAACCGTTCAACAACCGACCCAGGATCAGCAACGCAGTGGCGATCAGCACGCTCACGCAACCTGCAAGCGTGCACATCATTACCACGTTTTACGCTACTGAGTGATCGGCCCGTTGCACTCAGACGAGCGAAGAGGACCCTATCACAGACAAGCGCAGCATAAGTGCAAACCTCAGGAACGCTCAGCTGAAGCAGACCAATATCCTGAGGATCAGCATGCAACAACAAAATCTCAGTCCCTGCACGCATTATTGCGCTTTCTAGCTTGCCATACACCCTCTTATTGTACGATGAGAAGTCATTGCTCGCCGCAGCACTATCATAGGCTCGGCTATGCCAAGAACGCGGCGGAATGAGGTCATCAATATCACTAACAACCACACCACACCCACGATATTTAGCAGCGAGTTGAGTCTTTCCATAGCCCATCGGCATAACAACAATAGCGCGCAACCGCCCCATGGCCCAGTGCCAGCATCTAGACGAGCCGGTGACCGGGCGCGTGGCACGAGCAGCAGACTTAATCTCCACATCGGGAGGTCTATAGCTCCAACCTCCTCAACCGCTAGGGCCTGGGCCGCTGGCGGCCGAGACGTAGCCACTCGCAGTACTATCGGCAGTGGTGGCGGTTATGCCGGACACAACGCTCTTCTCAGTAGCGCCAGGCCTCTGGACATCAACAGCACCGCCTTGAACGGCGGCATCCCCCTGCACAGCGTCAAGCCGAGCATTGAGTGTTTCAATCATGCGAACCAACTGCTGCATGCTAGCACCGCTCTGAGGCTCGGGCGCACTTTCCGCTTTCATATGCTCCTCAGAGACACGTTTGCGATCAGCTTCCATAACCGGGATGACAGCCACAGCATCGGCAGACAAGCCGGCATGCTCTGCAAGCTTGGCCATGGCCCTGTTAGCACCAGCCTCATTAAGCATGAGAGTCATATCGGATGACTGGCTAGATGCCTCTGACTTAACACAGACCCATGATCGCACAACACACGCTGTGCCGCTATGCAGAAGCCTGCGCCCGTTAGAAACACCCTGCGCGAGCGCGTTGACAACAGCCTTCAGCGTGCTGCCAGCGACAACAAGTTTGGAAGGGAGGGCAACTTTGGCGCGCCACTTGTCAAGCAGCGCTGGCGTCTGACCGAAGGAAAGCCCGACGCAGAGTCGGCCGGGATCTTGCTCAGTAGGGCTCGCGTCATCAGGCAACCAATGGTCGGCCTTGACGAGCCGCAACCTGCCCTCACCAGTGAGTAGCTCGGGACTGGGCTGGCAGACAAGCCCTGTGAAAGCAATTTGTTGCTCAGAAAGGATTCGCTGCCATTGCAGAGAGCTAACCACCTCGGATGTGGCACTTGTGCCCTCACACCGCACACGACGAGTAACACCCAATGGAATATTATACTCGTCATACTCACCATACTCAGATTCGCGGTAACGCACGACATACTGCATGTTCACCTGCTGGCCGTGAAGGCTCATGTAGCTAGTGAGAACGTGCAGCCGGTTAGCGCGGCTAAGATCACTATCCTTGACGTTGTTGTTAACAAAATCAGGCTGTTCTCTGTAAAGGTGCGTGAACAGCTGCAGATTCTTAAAAAGCCCGCCAACACTGGCGGGTAGACCTGAAACTGCCTCACGCTGCAAAGCACTGAAGCAAACAGCCATAGACCACTGTCCACTGAGAGCGGAGCAAGTGCTGACACTTTCTGCTTTACCAACGTAGCTAGTCAAAGCAGGCCACATCAGGCACCGCGCACCTCTCGTAGTGGCCAGTTGGGCCTTGCCAGATTTATACTCACGACCCATGAACACATTCTGG